CAGTGGAAAAGCATCCATATTCGCGAAGGAATTGTTCGGCTTTCGGAATATCGCATTTCGAAAGTTTTAGATTCGTTCCGGCTCGCGTTTCTTTTGGTTGATTGACATTCAAATAAATTGACTTGATGAAATGGTTGTCTTCTTTCCAATTTAATTGGTCAAAAGTTTTAATTAATTTTTTCGAATCCATAAGAACCGGCGAATGTGTTTCGAAGTTTTTAATCGGATGTCCGAAATATTCCAAGAAATCAATTGTGTTTTTTGCAGCAATTTGATAATGTGTTGGATGGATGTCATTGATTGCCAAATCGCCGTTATAAATTGGAACATCGGCACGAAGCTTCGCGGTCACAAAAAAATCGTCATTCATGTAGATAAACTTTCCGCCGACTTGATTCGCAAAAGTCAAGATTCGATTTGTCACGTCGACACCGCGAATGTTATTGAATTGTTTGCAAGGAATATTTTCAGCACCTGGAACAATGTCGCCAATTGTGAAAACCTTTGCTTTGGGAAAAGACATTCGAATCCAACGGATTGATTGAATCATTTCAAAATCGGATGTTCTTTTTTTATAAGGAAAGACAAAATTCATCGAACAAAATTACATAATAAATATGAAGAAAGAAATTCCAATTTACGAAATCTTTATTGATTTAGATGACGATCAAACAACCGTGTCTTTTAATTCACTTGTTTCAATGCCAGCGCACGAAAAGAACTTCATGACATTTTCGAAACAACAACGATTCGAATTCAACGACGAAGAACAAGTGATCACCGGAATCGCCATTTCAGCCGATACGCCGATTTATCGATTCGACCAAGAAACCGGCGATGAATATTATGTTGTTTTCACAAAGCAAGCGATCAAGGACATTATTTTTGATTACGCCAGGAACGACAATTTCAACAACGTAAATTTAGAACACAATCCAAATCGAATCGTCAAATCAATCTTCATGATTCATTCATATCAAATTGATTCGGCAAAAGGATTCACCGCACCTGAACGATTCAAAGACGCGAATGACGGATCTTGGATTGTTTCTTATAAAGTGACCGACAAAGATTTATTTGACAAGGCGAAGAACGGCGAATTTAATGGATTCTCAATTGAAGGAGTTTTCAATTTGATTGACACGAAAGAAGAACAAGAAATGTCCTTGATTTTTAACGAATTATTAAAATTAAAATTACAAATAAATGGCTGATTATAAAAATGTTTTAAGATCATTTCAAAATTACTTTACAAAAAAGGCAATGTCTAAAAATGCAAGCAAAAAAAATGATTTCTTGTCAATTGAAATCGACAAATTATATGCTAAAATTGAAGCGAACGATTTAATCATTGAAGAAAACCAATATTCGCAAAGGGATGTTGATTCTTTGAAAGAAGATGCGGAAACAATTTTGATGAATCGGTCAACAACTGCGATTCAAAAAAGCAAAATCAATCAATATGTTCGAGAAATTTCGAACAGATAAATATAATATAGATATAAAAGAAATACCATGAACAAAAATTTTAAAAAAGTTCTTGACCTTATTGCCGAAATGAAACAATCATTCGCAACCGCGTCAATGAAATTTGAACAAGCTACTTTAATCGACGGAACAATCGTTGAATTTGATGTTTTTGAAGTTGGTCAACCGCTTTTCGTAGTTACGGAAACGGAAACAATACCAGCACCGGAAGGAACGCACGCTTTGAGCGGTGACCTTGAAGGCGTTTCGGTTGTTGTTGATGCCAATGGAATAATCGTTGAAATAATTGACGAAAGAACAACCGAAGAAGAAGAAGTTGTTGTTGAAGAAGTTGTTGCCGAAGCTATGTCAACGGAAAAAGTTGAAAGCATTATCAACGCGAAGTTGGAATCATTCGCATCAAGCATCGAAGCGGTTGCCGAAATGATGAAAATTATTGCAGACCAAAACAACAATTTGTCGAAAGAAGTTGCGACATTAAAAGGAGATTTCGAGTCCTTTAAGTCCGCACCAATTAACACGACATCCGAAAGCGAAAAATTCGCAAAAGTTGGCAACTTGACAGCCAAACAATTATGGTTAAAAAATAATAAAAATAAATAAAATGTCACTAAAAAAATACATCAAAAATTCATTTGATTATGACGTGTTGGGTTTATCGCCATACACCGACGAAACACGCGAAGAATTAATCGTTAGATCGGTTACTGAAGCGGAAACATTAACTTACATCGCAATCCAACAAGGAATCAAAGGAACTGAAGCGTTGAACTTAATGGACGATTCAATCGTTTATCAAACTGCTGATTGTGCAATGACACCAAATGGCGACACGGTATTCACTCAACGTGATATTTCGGTTCAAACTATTGGTTATATGAAAAGCTTTTGTCAAAAAGACCTTGCCGGTTTTTGGGCGCAAATAGCGCTTGCACCTGGCGCAATGGCCGAAGACAAAACACTTCCTTTCGAAGCGCAAATCACCGACTATTTATTGAAGCTTCATGCAAGAGAATTAGACAAATTAATCTGGAACGGAAACATCGCAACTGGTTCTGGAAACCTTGCATTCATGAACGGATTCCGTCAGTTCTTAACAACTGCCAACGGTTGTGTCAACTTGAATACATCGGCATACGCTTCAATAACTGCGTCGAACGCTTATGATATTTTTTACGAAGCATTCACCAACACACCGGCGAACGTAGCTGAAGGCGAAGAATTCATTTGTTTCACTGGTCGTGAATCATTCAACTTTTTGTTGAAGAATCTTGTTGACTTGAATTTATATTCTTTCAATCCAGGTGAATTCGCGACAATGAATGAACTACTTTTACCAGGAACAAACATGCGAGTTGTTAAGGTGAACGGATTGAACGGAACGGACAACATTTACACTGGTCGTTCTTCACATTTCATCTTCGGAACTGATTTATCTTCTGATTTCGAATCATATGATTTATGGTATTCATTCGACGATGACTTGATTTATCTTCGTTCTAAGTTTAGAGCGGGCGTGCAAGTTCCTTTCTTGAATCAAATCGGAGTGTGGAACGGTACATCTTCACCAAGCTAATTAAATAAATTAATAATCACGACGGCCGGGCAACCGGCCTTCATTAAACTAAAAAAAATATGTCTTGTGAAATGACTTCCGGCTACAATGACCGGACATGTACAAACGGAAAAGGTGGCATTAAAAGCGTTTTGTTGTTCCCATTGGGAAACATTGCGACTTCGCACATTACGGCAAATGAAGTTGATATTTTAACTGTAACTGGCGAAACTTTCCTTTACAAGTTGAAAAGCAATTTGTCAAGTTACACCGCACCGATTAAAGTTAATAAAGACAACGGAACTTTGTTTTATGAGCAATCTTTGTCAATGATCCTTGCATCCGACAACAAAGAATTAAGAAGTGAAATTCACTTGCTTGCACAAAACGAAGTTGTTTGTTTGGTTGAAAATGCAGACGGTTCAATTGTTGCACTTGGATTCGGCGAAGGTCTTCAAATTGCAGACGCAAACGAATACACTTCAGGCGTTTTAAAAGGTGACCGAAAAGGACATGTTCTTGTTCTTAACGGAATGGAGAACGAAGAAGTTCCAGACGTTGATCCGAACGTTTACACGGCCTTATTGGCACAACAATCGCCGTCAATCTAATACTTTACTAATTAAATTTAAACGAAGGGAAAGGAAAAATTATTTCTTTCCCTTTTTTTGTGTAATTTTAACGTTATGAAAATAAAAAAGGAATATATCGGGACAAAATGTTGGTCAAAATTATTGTCAAAATGGTTAATAATTGACGAAACAAAAGGCGATTTTTATATGAAAGTCGGCATTTTTTACATTTACGAAACAACCGCACCAAAATTAATTAAGTATGTTGATAATACAAAGAAACGGAACAACGCCATTGATAGTGACGGTGACGGAATTGACAACGATTCCGAATCCAAGCTATCTATTTGAGTTCGTCCACGAACAAAGCTTCAAGGAATATCGATGCGTATTGAATAACATTTCAACCGCGACACCGCGTTTTGATGAATTCTTGTTAATTGACGGCGTTGATGTGACTTTCGATTATAACGGTTACTATATTTATAACATTTACGAACAACAATCGCCGGGAAATCTTGATCCGGACTTGGCCGTGTCACTGGTTGAAACCGGACGCGCCGAAGTCATTGAAATAGATTCGCCGTCGCATGAATACGATTCACCGATTTATTTCAACATATATGAATAACGACAAAATTAAAATGACTTCGCTTTCCTTTCGGAAAGAATTCGTAAAACCGGACGAAGAAAAAGACCGATCACTTGGATTCGTGAAATGGGGAAAGAAAAACGATTATCCGTATTTTTTAATTGACCTTTTTAACGGATCGGCATGGCATCAAGGAATTGTTAAGACGAAAACCTTTTACATTGCCGGCGGTGGCCTTGAAGTTGTGACCGGTGACATGCAAGCTTTCATCGAGAACCAATATTCGCCTTTCGATATGAACGAAATCGCGGAACAATTAGCATTCGACTTCGAATTATTTGGCGCTTTTGCGGTCAAAGGTA